TTAGGTCAGACCGTTGATTAATTCCACGAGCGGCATAAATAAGGCCAAGACGACGAAACCGACCGCCGTACTGATCATCAAGACGACGAGCGGTTGAAGCCATGAGAGCACCCAGAGCGATTGGTTGTGTTCACGATCCCAATACAGATTGGCGACTTCGCGGAGCATCGCCGACCGTTCGACGTCTTCATGGCGACTGTGCAGCGCATGGGTCAGCAGGTGGCAGGGGACGCCGCGATACCAATTCGCTGCCGCATAGGGCTGGTGAGCGACCAACGGGTCGGGCTGCGAGTCAGCGGCCGGAGCCGTCACAGCAAACTGACGCGGCAGGTGCGGCGCGTGCCGGCGGATGGCGGCCTTACGGCTGGCTGCACCGGCGATTGCGAGCGAACTTTCCAGTTCCTGCCCGATCTCCAGCAGCAGTGCCGTATGCCATGCCAGATCGCCGAGCGAACGGCGAGTTGAATAACCGGTGGAGAACCAAGGGTCAGCGGTGCCGGAGACGAACCCACGCAAGCTGTTGAGCGCACGGATCGCCAACAACAGGGTGGTCACAAGGAGCAAGCCGATCAACAACGCCCAAAACCAAGTTGCATGCATGAGCTGAGAAATGGCGAACACCAACCGCGTCGCTGTTGGAGTTGTCAGTCCGAACTCATCAAACATTTGCTCGAACAACGGCACGATTTCGATCGCAATGAAACCGAATACGAGTAGGGACAGGAGCATGATCAGCAGCGGATAGAGGAGCACCGCCCACCGCTCCTGCTTCGCTCGTGACGGCCGGGCCTGACGCTGCAGGACCTCAAAGACGCGGCGTTCCACCTCAGACTGTCCGGTTTGATCGTCAGCTTGTGCCAGTACCGACGCAGCCGTCACCACCGGTACAAACAATTCCAGCAGTTTGGCGTCATGCAACACCTGCTCGGCATTTTCGACCGCCGCAACCCGCTCGCTCAGCCGCATCAGTTCGCGCCGCGGCTTTCCGCTCAGGACATCAGTCGCCCGTGTGAGTGCTGCTGCGATGTCGCTCTTCCACGCTAAGGCCGCAGCGAGTCGCTGGCGCACGAGGTCAGAAATCATCGTCGTGTTGGCAGGCCCGGCCGCAGCGGTCATCGCTTCACTCCTCCCATCACAGGATCAACCAGCGGCGCAGCCATTTCGTGCAACAACTGGGTCAATGGCAGGAACAGGGCGAGCGAATACAGCAGCACGCCGACGGAGCCGAGGGTGATCACCAACAGCAGCGGCAAGCCGAGTCGCAATTGCCGCAGCCGCATGTTGGCGCGGACAAGGTAGTGTTTGGCCTCGAGACGCGAACGAGGTAAGTCGCTGGACAGCCGCTGGTTGCCTGTCCCCGTTCTGCCCGTTCGCTCCCAACGGGGCCGCGATCCAACCAAATCGTTTGCGGTCTGCTCCGCTTCGGCTCCATCGATGTCCACGAGCATTAACGCATGTTCGATTCGAGCAGCGGTCGCCCGACGCTGGGATATCAAGTAGCCCAAACCGCCCAAGCCTTTGGCAATCGCCGCCGCTACCGGAGTCAGCAAGCTGGCCAGGGCAAGCAGTACGACCAGCAACGCGATCCACGGCAGGAGGGTAAACGTTGAGTCGGGCAGCCAAGGGGTCACCGCGGATGACACCCCCAGCGAATGCGGTGCGCGGAGCAGATCGGAACGCAGTTCATCGACCGACAGCAACATCACCGCCAGCACGCCTGAACCGATGATCGCGGTGACCACCAAAATGGCGAGATAAGCAAGGCTTGGACGAGCCACGCGTGCCAATTCTCGCTCGGCGCGACGGTCGACCGACAGCGCCTCGAGCACCAGATCGGTTCGCCCCGTGACCCAATAGAGCGATAATCCGTTGATGTATTTTTGCGGTAACTCGGCGGCTCGATCGCCAAACATCGCAGCCAAAACCGCGTGTGGATCGGCCTCCTCCTCCCGTTGACCCGCTGATGCAGCCTGTGCCAAGGCCTGCAAAGCGTGCAGTTTGCGGAGCGTTAGACGCCCGGACGGAATTTCTGGCACCGATCGCGAGTGGTTCGATGCGACGTTCGCGGGCGATCGTCGCTCCTGGCGGGGCGTAGCAGCTCGGCCGAGGTCCAATGCAACGCCTGCGTGTAACGCGGCCTGCAGGGCACAGTGGAACGCGGCGATGCTGCGTGCTTCCACTCCAGGTTGCTGCCCGGGATGGCCCTGCGGAAAGCCGGGTTCGCTCATCGGTCGATCCCTCGGAATAACTTGCTGTGTCCTCAAGGTCCGCCACACCTGCCGACCACGGAAGACCCGCTGGTATCGCGGGTGGCCGACAACCGGCACAAATGGAACGACGGCACCGACGGACTATACCATGCAAACTCCCTCCGGTGGTGAGCACACCCCCGGTTTATCTTTCTCGGTAGGTCGAGGCAGGTCACTGGAGGCAAGAAAGGTGGCGAGTCAGCCGTTTTCGCACAGGATTACGGCGCAAGGAGAGGCGCCGGAAGCGACCAGCCAGCGGTCGAGGCCCAAAAAAAACGCCAGCCGAATGATTCGGCTGGCGTCAATGCTCTGAAAAAGCGTGCTATTGGTTGTGCAGTACCGGAGGTGGGACTTGAACCCACACAGCCTTGCGGCTACTGGATTTTGAATCCTTTTGGTTCGCAAACGTGACCTACGCTTTGGGTGCACCTGTTAGTGGTAATCCCAAACCCGAACCGGAGGCTAAAGCGAATGCTGCTTTCAACTCTCCTAGAAGAGCTTGTGGCGGAGCGACCTGTTAAGACAATCACGGAAGAGCAGTACTCCAGGTCTGTCCGCTGTTTTTCGGAGTTTCTCGGCCGCCCCGCATCGGTTGCGGATCTTACACCTAAGAGCTTCAACGAATGGTTGGCCAAGGTGGCCCGGACTGCACAACCTCGCACTGTACTAAACCGCAAGCGGGGTTTGACGCCTGTTTGGAACTATGCGACCGAAAGAGGGCTGGCAGCAAGTTATGAGAGTCGCCGTTTGCGCCGGGTGACGGTCCCGCAATCTATTGTTGAGGCCTGGTCCGTCGATCAGGTCGAGGCGTTGTTCAAGGCGGCCAAGGTGCTTCCCGGTAAGACCGTCTGCGGCATCCCGGCATCGGTGCTGATGTCAGCGGTCTGCTCCCTGGCGTATGAGACAGGCTACCGGCCGGGCGACTGGCGAACAATGAAATGGTCGCACATCGACTTCGATCGCCGGCTAGTGACGTTCGTCCAAAACAAGACGGGCAACCCGCACACCGCGGCCTTCAGTCAAGTCACGGCGCAATGCCTGCAGACGCTGAAATCCTACGGACGTGATACGGTTGTTCCCGTTGGCCGATGGTCGATCCGGCGCTGGGAGCTGCAACTGTTCGAGCTGGCCGCATTGCAGTTCGGATTTCAACGTCGTAAGGGTCAAGCGCTGGGCACGTTGCGAAAGTCGCACGCAACTGCCGTCTACCTCGCCCACGGTGAACTGGCTGCGGCATTGTCGTTAGGCCACGTCAGCGGCACACTGGTAGCTCGCAAGCACTACATCGACACAACCGCCAAGGCTGATCCCGTACGAATCGAGATGCCCAATGCCCAAGCCCGACCGACTGAAGATAGCGAACAAGATCGAACAGCTCGCCGAAGATCCAGACGTCGCGCAGGATGAAGCTGTCGTCCGCTCCCTGCAGCGTCTAGCCAACGATGTGCGAAGTGCTGACCGCCAGAAGCGGCCCGACCCCGACCGGGGGGGCGGGGAAAAACAATAGGTCTACTAAATTTTTTTCGCGGAATCACGACGCTGGACTCTCGCGACCGAGCCCCAAAAAAAATGGCATAGGTACTTCCCGGCCGTTTTTACGGCCGTGCCCGAAGGGAACAATCGTTGTTTTTCGCACACTTGCTTGCTCGCTGGGCTGCAGGCGTTTTGCGGCGGCCGGGCGGCCGAAATTAGCGGGCGAGCTGGTAGGCGAGCGGGAGCGAATGATCGGCGATGCGGCCGGCGTTGCGGTTCCCGCCGTTGCCGCCGTGGCCGATCGTCGAGGTGGTCGCGATGTGGCTGACCGGGGACGGATCAACGAAGTACATGCCGCGGCCGAGGGCGTTGCAGATCTTGCCGATCGCGGTGTCGCTGTTTGCGATCGTGTGGGGATTGTCGCGGCGACGTTGGATCACGGTCGGTGATCCGCTTCGCGGGCGGGCGCCGGCCCAGCGCTGAGCGATGCGGTGATTGATGACGTCGGCTAGGACGTCGCGGCGCCAGACGAGGGCACACGCTCCCCACAGCGACCGCGTCCGGATGCGGTTGATGCCGACCGGCCGGGCGCCTCGGCCGCGGCGGTAGTAGCTGTAGTGCCGCGGCGTGTAGAGCGAAATGAACGCGGCGTCGGCTGGCCAGTCGATCGACTCCAGGTACTCGCGGGAGTCCGGATGATATGCCGCGTCATCTTGCGAGGTGAGGATCAGGTCGGCATCGGTCGACAGCGCCCACCTGCAGGCCTGCAGCCAGTTGTGCCAGACTCCGAGCTGCACCGGGTTGGCGTACGCGGGGCAATCGGCGGCAGTCGATCCGGGCTCGGCAAAGAGGGTCGGCTCCCAGCCGCAGTGCCGCAGGCTGGTGACGCATTCATGCAGGGTGCATGGTGACCGTGGGGCGGTCGTAACGGCGACGGCCCACCTCACGCCGCGGACTCGCTGTTGGCGATAGCGCGATCGATCAAGATCAGGACTAGCCGCCGGTTGTACGGTAGCTTCCGACGTTGCGCCGCGACCCATAGTTTCTTCGCGATGTACTCACGTTTCGCTCGGCACACGTCCGGCCCCCACCGATTCATTTTCGCTTCGAGCGACTTGCAAGATTGGCACCCCTCCTTGCCAGGCACTGGGAACCAGGAGATCAGTTCCTTCAATGACGTGCCGGGCCGTGGCGGCGGTGGGACGATTGCTGCCTCACCGTAGACATTGCCACAGATGCACCGGTAGGGAAATACCGTGACATAACGCACAAGTTGACATTGATTACAGGACACCGGCAACGATCTCCACAGACACGGTTCCGCGGTTGATGGGCCGAACCACGCAGTCGCTTTCCCTTACATTCAGCGCGGATTCCATGTAGGTCGCCGCAAGCGACTGTCTGTCGGACTCCAAACATAGGTTCTTCCCGGCCAGATCGACGAACCGATACGGTGCATTGGAGAAAAGGCCCTCAGGTGTCGAGAAGTACAAACGCGAATTGGGAGTACCACGAACGGTGTAGATTCCGTTCGCGGTACTGTCTACAACGTTTAGGTTGCCTTGGAAGTTGCACCCGTACTGAATGAGTTCCCCGCCGCCGAAAACGATTTGCTCCGCAGGCCACGACCAGCTTGGAATCCCACCAACGCAGTTGCGAATGAGCGGGACAAAATGTGTCCCATTTGCCGATGTTCGAAACGTTGTCTCGTATTCCTTAAAGCAGGGACGACAAACCAAAAAGCTACTGGAGTTGTTGTACTGGAATAACTCGTCTGGGTAGTTGTAAGCAATCTTCAGGAAGTAGGTTGCATTAGGATCGTTGCAGTTGCACGGATCGGCGCTGCTGCTTGATGACGAGCTACTTGATGACGAGCTACTTGATGACGAACTGCTAATCGATGAGATACTCGACGATGAGCTGCTCGAACTCGGGATGCTGCAACAACGGATGCGGCCCATGTCAACTGCTCGATGAGGATGTAGAAGGCTCCGTGACATCACACGGAGCGTTGATCGCGATGAACTGATTGCCGACCTGATTCATCAATCCTTCGTCTGTTGGCCCTTGGTCATCCATCAGGGCCAGGTCATCCAGCAACGTCACCTCGCCATCGCCGAACTGATCACCGTCCAACCGCATCAGCTTGACCAGTTGCGATGCTGCCCATTCATCACTGATCCGTTCATACCGCCACAGCACGCACGGGGCGTGATCGAAACACACCAGGCACACCCGTGTCTCATCGACCGCGGCCCCTGGTGCCATTGCCACGATGCGGAACTCTCCCGTGTCGCTTGATCGCAGCACGCCGGGCGTCTCCGGATCAGCGGCCGCGAACCGATCCGATACCTTCGTGATCTTCACGCTCGCGCAGCAGTACCCACCGATCGCCACCGGCCCGGAGGCATTGGGAGCGATCGGCTCCAGCACGATTGCCGACCGTCCCAGAGCGTCCGGCCAAGCCGGGATCGTCACGTCGATCGTCGGCTCGCGGCGGGCTTGCGGGTGGATGTGGGGATCCAGTGACAGCAGACCGACTGTCGCGACCGTGTCGCGGTCCATCAGCTCCGCGCTCTTGTTGATGCCCGTCGCCACCACCGCACCTGCGAACGGCACCGACTGCCCAGGGCGGCTGGCGCCCATCAGGTTCGAGAGCGCGAAGTCCTCCAGCCGATTCTGGATGTCGGCCCGGAGGCTGATCGTATCGCCGCGTGCGTGTGGCATATCAAACCGTGAGGGTGCAGACGTAATCGAACAACAGCGACCAGGTCAGGTCCGTGGGCGTGACTAGGTCATCCGGCTTGCGTGGCACCGGATCAACCCCGCCGCCCTCGCGGCAGGCATGGGCCACGGCATGGCTACAGAACGGAGCCGCTGGCGGCCGCGTCCGGTCAGTCAGGTCATCCGTCGACAGTCGCACCAACCGCCACAGGAACGGCACACGCTGCAGCGCCAGTCGTGCGATGCCGCGGTACCCATACGAACGAGCCGTCAGGTCACGCATCACGCCCACGGCCGCGTCCGTGTCATAGTGCGGGAAGATCTCCAGCCGCGGCCGGAACACGTCGATCTGCCCGGGGCACTGCACCACGTGCCCCAGCAGCGGCACCGCTCGGCCGCCGATGAACTCGCGAATCTCCAGCACGTCGGCTCGGCCGAGCCGGTCGATCCGCAGCATCGCGCTGTGCGTGTGCACGCCGCCGGTCACGTATCGAATCCACGAACTGATCAGCGAGGAACCGCGGTACTGCAGCACATCGCCGTGCTGCAGGTCGGCGTCCTGCCAACGAACCAGATTTGGTGCATCCATGCAAAAGGCTCTCATGCCAGCAGCATCCCTAGAAGCGAGTGATCTTCTTCGGTGTAAATTCGTTCGACGTATACCGCAGTGGGTTTGGTGATTTTGTAACGATCCACCCCCATTCCGGTCACCTCATCCTCATAGATCAGCCACAAGTAATCGTGTCCGGCCTTCGCGATTCCCGCGATGGAACCGATCGAGATCGTGGCGTTCTTGCTGGCCGCCCATGAAAACTGAATCTCCGGATCGGAGCGGTTGCCGAAGTTGCCGTCACCGCCGAGGTAGAGCAGCTCGCCAGCGGCGTATCCTAGAAATGGGGCAATGTTCACGGTACCGGTCAAAGCAGTCGACAGCGCGGCAAACGCCAGCGGGTCAGCCGGTCGCGACAGTCGATAGGTCAGCGTCAGCTTGGTTGTCGGGATCACGCGATCGATCCCCTGCGGTTTGCCATCTTGGACATCGATTAGGTTCTGGAAGTCGGGGGCCGTCTTTCCAGGCTGAGCGTAACTATCAGTCGAGAACGAGCTGGTCACCCGGATCGAGCCACCGCCCGTACCGATCGCTAACGACCATTCGTCCGTTTCGAGGAACTCGAACGCATAGTCGCAGGTGAAGATATAAGCACCTTCGCCCGATTCCTTCCACGTGTACTGAGTCAGCCGGACGGGCACGGCGAGCGCGGAACCTTGCACGCGAAAGTCGAGCTGATAGGCAGGCAGTCCCTTTGAGATCAGGAACGCCTCGGCCTCCATTTCATGTTCAGCCCCGAGCACCATGTACTGGATCTGCGCAGTGTCCGCACCGCTGCGCTGCCGCACGCCCGTGAAGCCGGAGATTTGGCGGACTCGCAAGCCGCCGGTTGAATGAACTGCTGGCATGATTATGAGAACTTGGGGCTGGGGATCTTACTGACCGCGTCGACCACTTCACCGACCGCCTCGACCATCCGGCCGGTATTGGTCACCGTCCGCTCGGTGTTCTTGGCGATCTTGTCTTGAATGTTGCCGCCGCCCATGCCGAGCAGCGCCGCACCGACGGCGGAAAACGAGCCGGCGTTCTGTTTGGTCGCTTCACGGCCGGCAGTCATCGCCTGGTCCTGCGTTGCCTCGGCCTCAGCCGCGGCGTCTTGGGTGACCACAGCCGCCGCTTCATCGGCTTGCGCCGTCAGCGCGTTCAGCTTCGCGAGGTTGGCGGCAGCGAGAGCGCTGATACCACCGACACTGTCGGCGTTGGCCTTCGCGATCAATGCGTCACGCTCGGCACGGCTAGCCGCGATGTCGGCATTCACACGCTGCTCTGCGTCGAGGCTCGCTTGGCCGTTGGCGATCTGTGCAGCCAGCCGTGCAGCGTCTGCCCGCCGCTGATCTTGGGCGAAAGCAGCCTCCGCATCGCCGTACATCCCGGCCACCGATCCCAGCGCGCCGGCCACCTTGGCGGTCAGCCCGGTCGGATCGTACTCCGCCACGGCCGACGCCACGCGTGACAGGTTCGACATCGCCGACTGCATCACGCCTGCGAGCATCCCCATCGCCGAACGGAACACGCTGACGATCGAGTGCGACAACGTTTGCCAGACTTCCGACAGCCCGACCGTGAAGCCCGACCACAGCTTGCGGATCACGCCGATACCCGTGACGAAAGCCACCTTGGCCGATGCCCAGAGGATGTCAAAGGCCAGCGACAGATTGCCGCCAGCGATCGCGTTGCCCGCCGCTCCGAATACCTCGACCACCGATCCGAGAAGATCAGCCAGGTAGTCGTATAGTCCCAAAGCGCGATCGGCGATCGGCTGGAAGATCGACGGGGCGAAGCTGATCACCCACGCCGCCAGTGACCCGAAGATCTCTTGGCCCTGCGACCATATCCAAGTGATTGCAGCGACGGCCTGCTCCGCACCGGTGAAGAACGCGGCCTGCACACCGACCCACAGAATGCGAGCCGCCAGACCAAAGTCAGCGGCATAGATCGCTGCCGACATGCCGCCGAACGTCGTCTGCACGATGCCGAAGATCTGACCCACGGCCGCTCGGATCGGAGCGATCGAGTCCCAGAACGCCATCGCCCAACCGATGATCATGTCGCGGTGCAACCACGCAGCCACACCGACAGCAGCGATCGCGGCAACGGCAACCGCCGCGGGAGTGAACATGGCTGACATAGCCGCGGACGCAAAGCCGATTACGCTCAGCAGCGGCGGAATCAACAGGCTCGCTCCCAGCGCCGCGGTACCCACTCCCAACAACACCCCGCCCAACGCTCCGACTGCGCCGACACCGTATAAGATCGTCCGCATCAGTGTGGCGTTGTCGCTGGCAAAGTTCTTTACTGCCTTTGCCCCGGAGTTGAACAATTGAATGAGAGCTGTCGCTGGCGGCAGCAAGTAGTTCCCAAGCGTTGTCGCAAGGTCCGAGACGTGGGCCGCGACCTCCTTCATCTGGTTCGCATAGCTGCCAGCCATCGCGATCGCATCGCCTTGGGCCGATGTCGTTCCCGCCATGATCATGGCCAGCGTAGCCTGCGCCTTCTGTGCGTTGGTGGCGTTCTTAGGGTCGATCCCTTGGTTGAGCAACTTCTGATTGATGCCAGTCTGATTGATCACCACGCCGTACTTCTTCATCACCTCCGTGCTGCCGGTCATCGCCGCCTGCAGGTCAAACATCGCCTCGGCATCGGTCTTGTTGTTGAAACTTGCCAAGTCGAATGCGAGCTTGGTTAGCGCCTTGCTCGATTCGGTAGCCGTCGCCTTATCGATCCCCAGTGGAATCAGCAGGTTTTGCGTGTCGCCCATGAACTGCTCGATCTGCTGCTGCGACCGACCAACCTCGCCAGCGAATGTCTGAGCCCATGCCCGGGCGGCATCGGCATTGGTGCCGAACATCGTGTCAAACTTTGCCGCAGTGTCTTCAGCAATCGACGCAGCATTGAGCAGCGGCGCGATCATTCCGGCCGAGGCGCCGAGCATGCCGCCACCGGCCAGGGCTGCCGTCTTGCCGAAGTCACGCAGCCGCTTTTCAGTGGCTTTGAGTCCGGCTTCGATCTTGGTCCGCAGACCGAGCTCAACGTACGCGCCGCCGGCTCTGACTTCCTTTGCCATATCAACCTCTCACTGCGTTGCGCCAAGATTCCACGATCGTCCCGGCTTTGATCTCGGCCTGCAGGCTCGGCCCCATAAACGGGCGAGCCCGGTACTTTGCCAGGCGTGTCCGATAGAGCTTGTGGGGAGACTGTTTGCGTCTCATGTCACGCCGGTACCACGTGCGGTAGCCCAGGTAGCGTTCTTCTGCAATTCGTACCGAGCCGCCGAATTCCAGCAGCGAAGGAACGCTGACACTGCTGCCGGTGGATCCGCGGTTGAACTGATTGAGCTTCACCGGCCCGACGACTACCGTTTCTGTCCGCGGGTCGAGAAAGAACAGGATGTTCTTCAGCGTGGCGACGTTGTCCCGTGATCGCACAGACGGCGGGCTGCCCGGCTGTGAAACCGCCTTGCGACGTCGCAGGATGTTCGTCTTCGCGCGTCGGCGTACGAACGCACCTTGGCGGCTCAGCATGCGGAGCCGAGCCGCGTCGATCTTCCGCCGCAATTCAGCGCGGTCTAGGAAAAACTGCGTGACCCGATAGGTGGTTTCGAAAGCCATGGCATCCTTGCCAGTTGGTCACAAGTTCACGGATTCCGGGAATCCATGAACTTGCTAGGTTATCGCTTCCGAGCGAACGTCAGCCCGGATCGTTTTGAGACAGCAGCGACCGACACCGCGAACTTGCTCAGCGGGTCACCGCGGCCGCAGGCCTGGTCGACAATAAAAGCTCGAGCCTCGGCACCTTCGGGAAAGATCACCGCCCAGTACGCAGACGGCACGCGGTGCGATCGCTCGGCCGGAGCCGCTGGCAGCGGCGGCATCGGCCGTTCGTACAGCGGGCCGACAACCACGTCGGCCGTCTCGTGCTGGTCGGCCAGCTCCCGGGCCAGCGTCTCGATCTTCACCCACGGGCCGCGGTTCAGGTCCGGCGTCTGCGGTGCGACGTTGATCATCGCATTCAGCTCGAACGCATGCGGTGAATTCTTCAGCGCGGCCAGCGGTGCCAGGTGACCGATGTCGTACAGCGGCCCGGCGTAATCGCTCGCCCTGAGCGTCACGTCGGGAAGCAGGTTGATCCATCGCCGCTCGATCGCGTTGCGAGTGTCGCCGCTGGTCGACGTCACCCGGTAGGCACACCACGTGGCCAGCCGTGTCTCCGGATCGAGCGACACCGCGTACAGCCGGCCGACCAGTAGGTAATTGGTGCACGGAGCGCCGGCGGGCAGCTGCTCCGCGTGCACGGTCATGATCGGACCGCATTGGCACTGCTGACAGTTAGCGCCGCAGTGATCCGCGGCGGTGGCCGCCAACGCAAAAGCCCAGCCTAGTAAGGCGATCGCAACAGCGATCGTGGCAATCTGTAATCGGTTCATCCTTGGACCTGATCTGGGGAAATTCTAATAACCTGCACCGGCCGTTGCTCAGCCAGTGCCCGATGTTCGGCCGCGACTCTTGCGGCCGTGTAGTTGCTTGGCCGAGGCTCACGCTCGCGCAGCGGGTGAAAATCCTCTGGCCTCACTTTGGGAGTTTTGCGGTCCGTGTTGACGTTGTAGATCAGCGCCAGCACAGCGGCCGTGTGATCCCATTGCTCCGTGCGTTTGGCGTTGGCCGCATCCAACAACTGGCCATAGGTCAGCTGCATCGCATAAGGGTCGACCCCCGCGATCGCACTTAGCTGGGCGACGGTTGCCCAGGGGTCGCTGCGTCGCTTTCGTTTTTGCTTTCGCTGCCGAGCAGTTGCTCCAGCGCTCGCCGCCGGGCGCTGCTGTACGCTCCGGTCTGGATCGCGGTGAACCGCTTGGCCGTCTGGCTGTCCATCAGCTTGTTCGACTCGGCCCGGTTGTGACGCTCGGTCGCGACGAGACTTTCGGCCAGCCGCGCGAGCGCCCCGCGGCCGACTGAATCGAAAAAACTTGTGAGAGCCTGCAGCCACGCGTCGACCGCTTCATCCAAGCACTTCTGGATCGAACGGATGAACTCGGCCTCATCGACGCCTTGCCGCTCAGCCTGCAGACGGACCGTATGCCACAGCAGCTCGGCGAAGTCGATCACGCTGGCCGTGGCCTTTTGCACGCCATCGCTGCCGATCAAATCAATGCCGGTTGCTTTGCGGATGTCGCGGACCAGCGGCAGGTCGTACTCGATCGTGTAACGCCGGCCGTCGATGGCGGTGAACTGTTGGGACATGGTCGGCCTCCCTGCCGAGTTGTGGGTCATGCTGGACGGTGGATCGCAGGTTGGAGTTCAGGCTTTAGCCTGCGATCCAACCTGCGAGTTTCTTTTCTACTGCCCAAAGCGGGCGACTGCTTACAGACGTGGGCGCTTCGGTGCCGGCTTCGCGGGGGCAGGGGCCGGAGCAGGGGCGGGCGTCGGTTCCGGAGCGGGCTCAACCACGGGCTCGACAACCGGTTCCTCGGCAACCACCGGTTCCGGCGTCGGCTCTGCGGCCGGCTCGGGAGCTGGTTCCGTGACCACGGGCTCCGCGACCGGTTCATCGACCACGTCGACCGCTGGCACTTCGGCCACTGGTTCGGTGGCCACCGGTTCAACTGCGGGTTGCTCGGCCGGCGTGTCCGTGACTTCGCCGGCGGGCTCATCGCCTGCAGGCTCGTCAGCGGGTTCGACCACGGGCTCTTCGGTAACCACCGGCTCCGGCGTCGGCTCTGCAGCCGGTTCGGCCACTGAATCAGTCTCCGACTGGACCGCGTGCACGGCCTCGAAGGCCTTTAGGATCTTGCTCACGGTGGCTGCCTTGACCGTCACGGTCACAGTCGGAGGCATGTTCTCCAGATCCGTCAACTGCTTGACGTCGGAGTCGGGATGGTTGGCCATCACTTCGCGAAACGGTGCGAGATCCTGCGCCTTGATCTCGATCAAAGCGAGGCCGGCCGCAACCAGGGCGATCAGTTTTTGGAGTTGGGGCATGAGTCTTTTGACTTCCATGTCAAAGGGGAAAGGGATCAAACAGCAACCGAGGGTTAGCCCCCCGATGCTTCGGTCACGAACGCCACGCGTTCCCACGGGGTGCCATCGTCGAGGTTGGCATCGGCCAGCTTCAGCTCGACCTCGACCGTGACGGCATCGCCGAAGGGGCGCTTCTCGCTGAGCTTGTTCACCGAGTAGGGACCGTGGAAACCACGCGCCCCGACCTCAGCGATCGGCCGATCACACGCCCAATAGTGCACGCACTTATTGGGATCGGTGTAGGCATCGAGCAGCGCGTTATAGACCGGGTCATCAGCACGCTGCAGCTTATAAACGAACGCCACACTGGTCGCTCGCTTGCCGCGGATCGACTTCACAAAGTCGCTGCCTTTGTGCTGCAGATCCGTCGTTGCGCGTTCGTCTGGATGATCGACGTCTTCCAGCCGCTCGATTCGCAAATAAACCGGAGCCGCCAGCGTGCCGATGTTCAGGTACTCGCACGCCATGTGCCCCGGGTAAGCGCCGTTGATTTCGTCCAGCACGATTTCACCAGGCATGATTCATTACTCCCAACGCCGATAAGGCACAGTGAAGATGGTCAAAAAAAGTCGGTCAGATTCGAGCACCGCATTTTCAAGCGTGCTCGGTTGTTCGGGAGCATTGGCCGGCAAGTATCCGAGCACCGGCCGCTGTGCGAGCTGGCCCGCCGTGCTGCCACCGGGCTGCCCTGATTGAACTCTCACGAACAGATCAAACAGCTCCTCGGCCAGCGAGTCTAAGCCGTCGATCGTTTCGTTCGCGTTATAAGAATCCTCGCCGGCCTTGGGCTCTGGTAAGTGCTGGACGATCGCGATCTCCAACACGACATCACGCGGCCCGGTCACCCGGCCATCATCGGTGCGGCCGCGGCTTACCGGGCGAATGTTGACGATCGCCGTCTCCAGCTCACGCTTGCTCGCAAACGACGGATGCCACAACGCCTTCACCGTCGCCCGCTCACCGACGTAGCCGATCAGCAGCTCTTGCACGGCGACCGCTAACTGTCGGGCACGGCTTCGGGTAACGGCTGGCATCAGGCTTCGTCGCTGTACTTGTCGGTATGAACCCGCAGCCGCACCTCGCGGCCATCGGAATCGGTGAAACAATTGCCGGATGGGCCGGCCACAACCTCATACACACCCTCGCCGCTTTCCGGTGTGATGCGAGCACCTTCGGCCGGCACGATCGGTTGGCCATCGTCAGTGACAAACTCATCCTTGATGATCAGCCAATCGACCCACTTCTTGCCGACCGTCACCTCACCGCCGCCGCCGATTTGCGTGGGCGACGTCTGCGCGACAACCGCCAGCACGCGAATGCTCACCCCGAAACCGTCATACCGCACCCACTGCCCGCCGGCGACGCGCTGCAGCAGGCGAGCTTGGATGCGGTGCGATCGCTTCAGGATGTCCATAGCGGATCCGGATTAGGGGGCAGCCGCCACGGCCGCTTCGTTCTTGCTGAGCGAGCTGGTCGTGATGATCGGAACGCCGTACACCTCGGTCGGGATCGGAGCCGGAGCACCGGTGGCCGTGGTCGCGGTGCGGCTCTGCTGGAGCTGCTTGCGAGCGTGGCGATTCATCACCAGGTGCGTGGCCGGGGCCTCTTCCTCAAACTCGTTCAACAGGTCCGCGATCAAGTCGTCGTTCAGCGGCTTGGCGCCACCGACGTTGACCAGGCGAGCAACCGTGTTGCTGGTCGCGATCTGCAGACCGACCCAGCCGTCGATTTCCTGCATGTACGCCGGGAACTTCTTGCCGCTGCTGTCGGTCACGAACTGAATGAAGAAGTCCTCGATCCGGATTTCACCGTCGCCGAGCACCACGCACACGCCCGATTCATCCGGCACGCTACGAATGGCCCACACGCTGTGGCGATCATTGGTCGCACCGCCGGCCGCGTTCACAACGTGGGGCGAATCGAGGTAGCGGTACGAATCGATCAGGCCCGCGAAGCCGGCCGCGTCACCGTCAGCGCCGACGATGCCGTTGATCAATTGTTCTTCGGCTTTGCGCAGTGCCGCGGCCAGATGCCGAGCGGCTTCCCGTGCCATGTGCCCCGCCACGCCGTTCTTTTTGTCGATGTCAACAACCTTCTTATCCTTATGGAAAGAGGCATCGAGGATCTTCAGCGTGACGGTGACCAGTTCATCGGTCGAACGATCGTGATCACGGCCAGCGTTCGCCGCACGGAAGCCAACGACCGGAGCGCCGCTGTACTTCGTGTAGGTGTGGGTCGCGCCGTTGGTTGACTCGATCGCCATCAGAGCGGCGAGCAACGGGGCGGAGTTGAAGATCTCCGTCGCGCCAGCATCGCGGGCGTTCAGGTCGTTAATCTTGGCCATGTCAGCCAAGGTGGTCAGGTCATCGGCCATCATGCATCCTTGCGGTTAGCGCGGCGAAACAGAAATACGAACGTGAGTTTGAGCCTAAGACTCTTGAGTCTTAGGTCGCTTTTTGCTTGAACAGGCTATTCCAGCCGGTGCCGGCTTGCTTCTCGCCCTTGGCGGGAGCCCCGGTATCAATGGGAGTCTTCTCCCCAGTGTGCATGCTGGCCAGCCGTTCTTCGGCGGCGGCCTTGGCGGCGTTGGCCTCGGCAAGCTGATCGCCCAGCGACTTGATATGAGCGGTCTGAGCGGCCGAGTAATCGAGCCCATCGGCGAAGTACTGAGCCCCGGCCTCCGGGCCGAAGTCGGCCATGTACCGCTTCAGCTCCGCGCGCGGATCGACGGCCGGAGCGGTAACAGTCGTCACGGCCGGCGTGGCCGGATCGGTGGCCTTGGGTTCATCGGTGGGGACGTCGGCTTTGGGTGTCGCGGTCGACATGGAGAAACTCCGTTGGGTTGAGGTGGATTGAATTGCGGCCTCAAGCGCCGCGACAGCTTCGTCATACGTGCCGACCGCATCGATCAGCTGGAGATCCACGGCACGGGTGCCGACGTGAACCCGGCCATCGTTCAGCGACTGCACCGTCGCGGCCGAGAGCTTCCGGCCTGACTCGATGCCGGCCAGGAAGAATGAATTCAGGTCATCGATCGTGCGTTGCATTTCGGCCAATTGGGCCCCGGTGACCTCGGTCCCGGGAACGCCGCTGCCTTTGAACTCGCCGGCCCGCACCACGTGCACCTTGATCCCTTGGGCCGCCGCGGCAGCCGACAGGTCATGCACCACGGCAAACGTGCCGATCGATCCGATCAGCGCCGTCGCATTGCTGCTCAGCCGCGAGGCCTGCGAAGCGATCCAGTACGCCGCACTGGCGGCCATGTCTTCCGCGAACGCGTGCGTCGGCTTCACGGCCGCGGCCGCCGCAACCTCGTTGGCCAGCTCACGAGTGCCCGCCACGGTGCCACCCGGTGAATCGATCGCCAGCATGATGCCGCGGACCGCAGGATCAGCCGCCGCTTGGCGGATGTCGCGCCGCGCCATCACGGTCGAGGTAGCACTGCTCAGGCTCATCTGATGCTTCATCAACGTGCCGCGGACCGACACGTGAGCGATGCCGTCGATCAGCTCCGTGTGATAACCGTAGTACTCATCATCACCGCCGGCTCGTGATTGCGCTTCGACGGCCGCCAGGTGTTGGCTGATGTCGACGCCCCGGATCAGCTCGCTCAGCGCTTGCACGTGGTCCGGCAGCATCGCCCACGGGCCGAGCCACTGAGTGAGGTGCGGCACCGAGCCGATTGATTGCAGGTCGAGATTGATGGTTTGCTGAATCATTGCTTTGCCGCGAACGACACTCCCATGGGCAACGCGAGTCCTGCCGTGTCATTGAGGATCTGGCGGGCTTCGTCTTCCGTGATGACTTTGCCGACGCCCAGGTACACCTTCTGGACAGCCTCGACAGCAGAGACCGAGCGGTCGGTCTCCGGGTAGACCGCATAGTCCAGCTTGAACGCGTCCTCGCTGCCCAGCTCCTCCAGCGCGATCTTCCGCGTCTGAGCGATCACTCGGCACGTGGTGCGGATGTTCTCATAGACATCGCCCGTGCCGCGGCTCTTGCAGACGCTCTCCGGATTGTCAAAGCCGGCGGCGATTGCTTCCTTGTCGCCGCGGATCTCCTTGGACGCATCCCACCACGGCACACCGCGGGGCACCCATTCCCACTCGCAATCCTCGATCGTCATCCCTACAGGCAGCGTCAGCCGGCCGCTCTTGATCCAGCCCTGCAGCTTCCACCGCGTGTAGTTGTCCCGAGCCGTGACCTGGTCCGTGCGCTTGTCGATGCAACTGCGTTCATAATGCAGCCACGCCGCGCGGCTGCCAAAGAAGTTCGTGTGGCTCTCGTCATAAAACGAGTACGGGATGTCGAGGCTCTTGATCGCCACGCCCGTCACCAGCTGGCAAAACGCCTGCAGCTCCGTCGACGGGGTTTTGGATTCCAGGAACTCCGCCCGGTCGCCGGGATCCAGTTCCAGGTGCACCGGACCGCTGCCGAAGTCGACGTTGTACTTCTTGCCGTCCGGATCACCGTCTTCTGAGTCTGCGTCCAGGTCGATGTCACCGACCGATTCCAACGCCTCGCTGAACACCGCGAACGCGAACAACTGCGAAACCTTCATCTTCGCCAGCGCGTAATCGAACCCCTCATAAACATCGCGGAGGTTGTTCAGCGCTGCGACGATCGGCGACACGCCGCGGACCTGGTCCGCCGCAAACCGCGTGAAGTGTCCGTGATGAATCAGGTTGTCCGCTGGCACGATCCGCTGCAGCTCATACCCCGCACCGCCACGGCCGCGGCGATGGATCGCGAACGACAGCGGCCGCCCCGCTGTGCCAACCCGCACGCCTTCGACCCATTCGACCGGCGAGCCATTGCCCGCATGCTTCTCGGACCGCAGATCCATATCCCGCGGGTTACGGATCAGGTCACTCTCGATTCCCTGCAGCCAGCCGCCCTCGATCTTCAGCAGGCCCATATCGCCGCCCACCGTCCGCTGCATTTCGGCAATGCGGAACATCTTCTCGCGGCCGTACCGGCCCGCGATGTCACAGCGACTCGGCTCCGAATCCTCGGCCATCAGCCGTGAGATCTGGGCGTCCAGCCCGCGCAGGGCCTCGGCATCGTACTGAGCGGCCAGCCGCTGGCACGTCGCCAGCCGGCTATGGAAATCGAACAGGGCAACGTAATCCAGATGCCGCCGGATCATCCAACCGGCCAGCGTGAAGTTGCGGACTAGATCCTGTGACGTCGCATTCAGCTTCGTCCGCCGGCCAGTCCGCAGCAGGTTATCCTCACGCGTGATCGTCGAGGGGCCATGCTGCCGGCGGCCGCGTGGGTTGATCGCGTCATAACCGCCGCCGCTGGTCTGATGTGCTGACGAGGACGCAGCGACAACCGGCACCTGGTCGACCATTTGCGTGTCGATCGAGGTAAAGCTGTCAGCGACAGAAAGCATCATCGATACCAAACAAGAGAGCAGAAGCATGAGAGCCGTCTTAGGTGTCCAGCCGGATACGCGCCGCACGCGGGCGACGGCGGCGGCCTTCGGGCAACTGCGCCTCAAGATTCGCAAGCTGACGGCGGACGACGTTCAGGTCGATCGACGTGGTCGTTCCGTCTACACTGATCGAGGTGACACCGCTTTCCAGCAGGTCGCGCAGCTCGATGATCTTCTCGCGGATGTCTCTTAATGACCGTTGCATGAGGCGACGGTAGCAATCGCCATCAGTCGCCAAAAGCGACGAAATACGGAGTTTGGAATAATGACCAGGCGAAAAGTTAAACCTTCCATCCTGTACCGCCGCGGCATCCTCTTAAGGGTCGAGTTGTCCGAGCGTGAGAAGCTCAACGAAGAGGCCCACGCGAAGGGGCTTTCGCTGCAGCAGCACTTGCGGCTGCAGCTCGGCCTCGGCCTCGACAAGAAGCATCGCCCACCCGAGGGCCTCGCCAAGCGAGGCCTAGCCAACCTTGACCCAACCGGCCGCCTCTGCCTTCCGGCCGACTCCGACCCGTTGGAGTCCAGCCTTTAGGCTGCCGGCTAGACCCGATTCTCACAACTCCGATCAACCCGCAACTGGCCGCACTTCTTGCAATTCGTCCAGCGCCGCACCAGGTGCGTGTACGGCCCATCTGGACCGACACCGCAGATCGACGTGGTTGTCGTGTGCCGATACGGCTCTCGCTCTGTTGAATCGCACTTCGGGCACCGGCTCTGCGACACGTCAACGATCGTGCTCCGAGTCTTGGATCCGCTCGGCCGACCAGCCGCAGTACTCTTCGATTTGGCCATGCGGCCCTCCATGGTTTTAATAAGAGAATCAGGCAGCCAGTCCGCCGGCGTACCCGCGTTTGCGTTTCTTCTTCGTCGCCTTCACGCTGCGGTGCTCCGCCAGCTTCACGCCTTCCAAGCTGGCCAACGCCGCGCTGTTCACCAGACAATCCCACAAGTGGTTATCCGGCTTTGACGCCGGCAGCGTGTAGACATCGCCGCGCCGTTCCTCGCCGATGATATGTTTCCGCGACTCCGCCCGGATGTGCTCGGCCAGCATCTTATGCTCGGTTTTGTATCGAGCCCGCGGCTTGGGAAAGCAGAGCGATCCCTTGTCGCCGTCCGCCGTGCCGAAGCGGTTGTGCACAAACGTTTTCCAAAAGTTCGTATCGATCAGCATGTGGCGGCCGCCGCCGGTCGTGGGTCGCAGCAACAGCTTCAGCCCTCGCCGTTCCCCGTCCACCTTCCGCCATGATTCCATGGGTGCTTGGGTGGGCGTAATCCCGCGACCAAAGCAGGGGAGCAATAGCGAAGCGTGGGTGTGGGTGCGGCAGACCTCCTGGACGATCTTGGTAACCGGTCCCCAAGCGGCATCGACTCCAATGCGGCGGACGCGGTGCTCCAAGCCAGTTGGCGTTTTGAAAACTCTTGCAACGAGATAATCGATGCAATCAGACAGGCCAGCTTTGGTTCGCCCCTCAAGGCCTGCGCGGGGGTATTTTTTGGCAAGCGTTTGCCTCGCCTGCGCGAGCGTGAAGTACGTGATCCCCTGATCGGGAAAGGCTCCATAGTCAATGATCCATCCGGTAAAGTCCTCAGTCCGCCATGCCACCACAACCCAGTAAAGCACCTTACCCTGCACGTCGATGTAGGCCGTCAACGTATCGGCATCCGGTGGAACAACTCCCCGCTCATAGCCGCTGTGCTTGGCCAGCAACTGGTCGACGGTCAGCAGCTCGCTGTCCTCATCCGGATCACGCGGCTCGTTCTGATACTCACACCAGAACGCGTCCTCATCCTGCAGCAGCAGGTTATAAGCGTGCTGGATCGCCGAGGCCTCACCCTTCTTATAACGAGCCTCCCATCCGACCCGCGAACCGGCGTCCATCTTCTTGCGATGGCGGACATAGAACTCCGTCGCCGCCGCGATCCCGCGGCCGCTGGCCAGCTCCTCCGCCCGGATCACCGCGTACTGGTCCCACAACTCCTCGTTCGTCGGCCACTCATAGACCAGTTGGAACCGTTCGCCCTGCCACTCCGGATGCTCCTCGCGATCCAGCAGCCGGTCGGCCACGTCGCCCTTGCGGATCACCGTGCACAGCATGAATCCGCAGATCGCCTCGCCCGGTCCGGCCAGCCCCAGAATGTCACCCTGGATCGTCTCCAGCCGATCGTTGCACTGCGTCTCCGACTTCGCCGATCGCTTCGTCTGCGGATCGTCCACGATCACACAGTCTGGCCGCAGCGTCTGGCCGCTGGGCGTCGTGTGCTGCATGCCCCGGATCGAGCCCGTCATTCCTTGGATCTCGATCAGGGCGCCGGAGCATGCCGCCCCCGGGATCGTGGCCAGAACGATCGCCTTCTTGCCCCACTCGATATAGGTCCGCTCGCCGCCGTGCATCTGGCCGCGGCAGCGGTTGGCGATTCCCTCGAGCTTGCGCACCGGGTAGCAGGCCTCCGGGTAGAGCGCCAGCAGCTCATCGTTGCATTCCAGCTCGACCTTCACCGTCCGCAGCAGCTTTGCCGCATGGGTGGCCGTGGGGCCAATCAGGGCGATGTACTTGCGCCGCCCCGACAGGATCGCCCACAACACCGCGCAAACGATCAGCGTCGTCTTGCCCGATCCGCGGGGCATGCTGAGAGCGAACAGCAACCCATCGACCACTGAGGCCTGAATCTTCGCGATCGCCTTTTCGTGGTCGGGCGAGAAGTCCTTACTGAACTTGGGCGCGAAGCAGTACAGGCAGAAGTACTTGAACGACGCATCGCACTTCTTCCGCTCGGCCTTGTTCGCTACCCCCGGAAACGCTTCCTTGATGTCGCGACCGCTGGCCGATTGATCCGCCTGCCGCTGCCGCTCGCGTTCCTTCCGCCGCTCATAAGCCGCGGCCGAAGATCGCTTAGGGATCTTGGGCGTCTGGGGCTTCGGTGCCTTGGGCTTCGCGGTCGATGCCTTCGGCTTTGCTTTCGTTGCTGCTTTCTTCGCCAAGGCTTACAACCCCGCATCCATTCGGAACTGGTCTGCCAGCGCGGAAGCAAAGAGCAGGACGTCACAATCCAGCTCGATCTGGCCGACCCGTAGGCCGAGCGTACAGACCGCATTGCCAAGCACGAGGTGATAGAGAGCGACACCGGCCGTCACGGCCCCAACCTCGATCGTCTCAATCCTTAGCACCTGCCGCACTTGCCGCAGGACTTCCTCCGCCCGGTCCATGTGATGTTGGAGTTCAGGCTTTAGCCTGCGTTCTGGTCTCATACGAACACCACATCCTGCGTTGGTCACCCCGCCCGGCGCAGCTCAACGAACTCCAACCGAGTTTCCAGCCGACCGACCATCACACGCAGATCCTCGCGATCCTTGCGACACTCACTGACATCAGCCTCCAGGACGCCGTTCTGCGTCCGCAGTTCCGTGATTGCTGCCTCGTGCTTGGCGACGTTCGTCTCCAGCGCCGCGATCTCAGTACTGCGGGATGTCTTGAACAGGTACACAACGGTCCCGGCCAGGGAGCTGATCACCGCAGCGCCTGCTGTGAGTATCCAGTTAGAATCTGCGGGGTTCGTCATGTTTCTTTATAGTTGCGGTTTCCCGATCGACCCGCCCGGCTTCTTGCTCACCAGCTTGCCGTCAGCGGTTCCCACCGCGGCGGCTTCATCCGGCAGCGGTTGCCCCTGGCGCCCCAGCTCGGCTGCATCGACCGGGTACTCCGCCAGGTTCGTAATGATCTCGTTGGCCGGCCAGCCGCGGAACAGCGGCCGCAGGTCATCCTCCGTGGCTCGGCTCAAGATCGGCCCCGGGCTGTCCATCGCTTCAAAATTGATCACCACGCTGTCAGGCGCGTACTGGTTGTAATGTTCATCCTGGAATAAGAACTCCTCCGCCATTACCGTTTCCAACGGCAACTGCAAAAGTTCGATTCCCACCAGATACTTGATCTCGCGAAAGTACTTCCAAATGTCGCTGGCGAATTGCTGCGTCACGGTCAGCGCCAGGTTGTTGTCGCTGTGCTGATAGATGTTGCACAACGCGATCATCACCAGATGGTTGTATTCGCTGAGCCAATGGTTCCGAACCATCGACCCCGGGAAGAACGGCACCGGGTGAATCAGCCACGGTTTCATATCCGCCGTCGCATGGCCTTCCTCAAGCCGCACGTCGCTATAAACCTTCATCCTGCTCTGTAGCACCGACTGCACCCGGTTGATCAACTTGCAAAGCCGCTCGACCGTGTTGCGGCTTGGCGGCTGCGTGCGCTGCGCGTCGATGTGGGTCATGATGAACAGTTGGCTTTTGCCAACGAAGTCCGCCAGATTCCAGATCGGCGTCGACAACGTGCCGTAGTTGTTGCCGAAGTTCGCCACGCCGAAGCCGAGCTGAGCCCAGGGCGTGACGTTGTAGAGCAGGGGGCGATCGCTTCCGAATCCGTTTTGTGCCATGGTTCCTTTCCTTAGTCGGACCAGCCGACGTGACTCCCCTTTGAATCGGATTGGCCGCGTCCGGAGTCGGCGACACGGCTACCCTGCAGAATTTGCTCGCACACCGAGCGGATACGTTTCACCACCGGCGCGTGCTGGGGGAACGTTTTGACCTCCCGAGCCAGCGCCTCATGCAACGCTTGGGCTTCGAGGTTCACGGTCGGCACGTGCACCACTTCGGTGCGGGTTTCGACTTGCGGCCGCGGCGGTTCGATCCGCGTTTCCGGCATCGATGTTGGCCGCGGCTTCTTGCGAGGTTCCCGGCGTGCTGCCGGGGCTGGTTCAAAAGGGACAGGGCCGACCCCGGCGGCCGGTTGTGCTGGGGAGCTTGAGGCGTGGGCTCTCCGGCGAAAATACAACCCGGCCAGCTTGATCGCGACCATTCCAAAGGCTCCGCCCGGGATCGCGATATTAAGCCCCAGCGCCGCCGCGGCCGTGGTCAGTGCACCGAGCCAATCGGTCGGCCGCCCCGCCTCGATCTCGCCGGCCGACTGCCGCACCACTGCAGGGATCACCGCGTCGACATGCTTAACGATCGCCGAGTAATCGACCCGCGGCGTCTCCCCGTGCGCACCATCTTGTCCCGCTGGTCCCGGCGGCCCCGGTTCGCCTGCAGGCCCTGGTTCACCAGCCGGCCCGCGCAGCCGGTCGTCGGCCGCCAGTTCCCGTGCCAGCCGGGCCAAGAACTCCTGATCCGACTTCATTTGTTCCGCCACCCTGATCGGATCAACCCTTATCGGGTCGACCGGCTGTTGCGTCTGGGACGCAGCCGGCAGCGGAGCAGATTGCGGGATCGGCCGGAGGTTTGGCCCGGCTAGCGAGGGTTGGGCGAGTGAAGGTTGGGCCACGGGCTGAGCATCGCCCCGGTAAACCGGCTGAGCGTATTGCGGATGCGTCTGTTGCACGAGCTGTTGCGGCCGCTGCGGCCCCCGCAGGATCTCGCCGCACTGTTGAATCAGTCTTCGAACGGGCCGAATCTGGCACGCTGGTAGGCGGCATTGCGTTTCCAGCAGCCGCAGCAGGTGAGTGTGTGCCACGGCAAAGCAGGCCTCGCCATCGCTCCCCCAGTTCACGCCCACCAATTCACCGGACGCGTTCACGATTGGCGATCCCGACTCACCTTGGCGGACCGGAAAGCTGACTTCCAGATTGCCATCGGCCGTCATCCGCTGCAGCTGACCAGCGTGGGCAGTCGCCCGCGGCGCGTTGTCCGGAAAGCCGGCGGCATACAGTGGTTCACCGATCTGCGGTGCGGCCGGCGCTAGCGGGACCACCGGCAGATCGACGCCCAGGTTCGCGACCAGGACACACAGATCCGCTCGGTTATCGTCTGGGTTGCCGGCTAACACCACCTGCGCCTCGGCCGATCCGATGCCCGGGGCCGTGATCTCGACCGCCCGGACTCCGTCCCGCATGCCGTGCGAATTGGTGACCACCACGATCCAGCCGCTGTCCGACCCGATCACGCACCCGCTCAGCCATGCCGTGCCGTTGCCGTGGTCATGGAACCCGACCTTGATCAGGCTCTCGGACCGGATCGGGAACTCGGCCGCATGGACCGCCGCGCCGGAATGGAGAAACGCGACGGCCCACACGACCAGTTGCCAGAGAGTGATTCGGATCATGGGCCACCCGATCACTCGTGGACTGTAAAAGAAACGCTCCCGGCTCGGTTCTGCGGCTTCGCTTGCCTCAGCGTCTTCAGCCAGACTTCCGCCTCGGCGCGCGCTTCGCCATCGACCGGCAGCTTACCGCCGCTGCGGACGTAGGCCTTTGCCGCCGCATCCAGCATTGATGCACGGCGGGCCGGCGGGATCTCGGCCAGCACAAACGCCAGCACATCAGCGGTCGGCGCGGCCGAGCTGCTGTTGACGATCGAGGGCGTGCCGACTTCGAGGCTCCCGGCGAAGTCAAAAGAATGCTTGGCCCGTCCGATGGTGCCAGCGACTTCGCAAGAGATTGGGGTCGAGCTGCCGGATTTCAGCAGATCCCGGTTGGCGTTCTTGCTGGAGAAACTCGCCAGAGCGATCAGCAGGACCGAGCGGCGGTAGGCTTGAACGAGCTTATCAGCGGCCATGATCGCGTCCGTGCGTGATTGACTCACAGCCCGTGGTCGGTGGCCAGGCATCGCCTCATGCGATGACTCCCCAGTCCGCCGATCCTTCGGCAGCGTGGCAACCGATCACGGGCTGGGGAGTACCAACAAAAAAACCCCAGCAAACACCGGCACGAGCAATCTTTGCTCGTGACGTGGACTGGGGATGTGCGGCATTGTATAGATCAGCCGCTGCAGTAGTAGCTATAGCAAATTCAGATTCCAAAACTATTTCTCAGGCAGGATGCCGACCCGTGACCGTAAGCATCACCGAGATCCCCGGTTGGCAAACGCTCACACCGGAGCAACTTCGCGAGCAGCTGCTCGAAGTGGTCGAGATTCCGATCAATGTGCAGGTGACATTCGGCGACATCGAAACGGTGCTCCAGGATGACACCGCCGCGGAACTGGTGACGTCGACGGTCAAATCAGCAGGGGACATGTCCGCCCGGCTTTACTCCGCGTTCATCGCGTTGAGCGGCAACGGTCTCAATCTGTCATTGCCGGAGCGGCAAGAGATGATTGATCAGCTCGCCGCATCGGGAAGTTGGCCTGACCAAGTCCGCGATGCAATCAAAGCGATGGGCGTCGAGCGCCGTACGCGATGGACCGATCTCGGCGGCGAAGGCGAGGTGCCCGACTTGGCAACGATCGCGCAAATGCAAGAGTCCGCCAAGCTGCAAGAGTTTGCCCAACTGCTCGGCCAGCGGATCACGGCAGCCGCGATGCTGGCCGCTGCGGATTCTGCAGCTACTGAGCAATCGGTCCGCGATGCGGCTATTGTTGAGGCAGGGGCATGATCTTCGATCCCGATGCCGAAGACTACATCCGCAGAATTTTTGCAGCGGGTAGCTTTGTCGTGCCGCACGTCCAGATCGCAATCGAACGATTTGTCATCGGCTGCAAATCCGACCCCTCTCCGGTCGCGGGGGTAAGTAATTGGGCCGCGATCAAAGCATGTTGTCTGCTGGCTGGCCCTCAGACGTTGGTTGGATCGTTGATTCCTTTGCGCGGCCCTGCCCCTGCAAACTGGAACGGGAACTTTGTGGAGAACGACTACGACCCGCTGCTCGGTTTGAAAGGCGACGGGTCCACTAAGCGACTGCCTATCAACTGGGCCAGCACCGCAGACCCCCAAGACAACTGCCATGCAGCAGTTTGGGTTACAGAGCCGATCACTGTAACAAACAGCCAAGGGAAATACTTAGCTGTAACCAACTCCAACGGTGGATCTGCACGCAACTTGGGATGGTCTGCGAACAGAAGCGATCGGGCCGGCTCTACTTGCAACAACGGTGGCATAAACTCTCCCACTAACCGCGCAGCAGCATGGCCGTCGTTTTTCGGGGTGTCCAGGCATCAGGCAGATATTTACCTCGAACGAGTTTCTGGGGCGACCGACTCAGTGAATAAAGCGAGCGCTCCACCGGCAGCAGGCGGGCTGGTGCTGTTTGGACGAAGTAATCTTACACAAGACATGTCTAACGCTCGTATAGCGTTCTATTCCGCTGGCGAATCTGTCACTATGGAACCGCTTGACAATCGCCTGCGTCGCTACTTGCGCGACATTGCAGTTGGAATCGCATCCCGGCCACGCATCTCAAGCCCGCATCTCATGGGGGACTGCGCATGATCGCGATCACACCCAACAGCACCCACTACCGCCGATTCAGCACCAGCGTAGCGCCGGACTCGCTGCCGACTGCGACCGTATATGCCGATAATGCGAGCCTCGGAGCTGCAAGCGTCGCGGCAGGTCCTGGCACCAATGATTATCGGGTCACCATCGCGGTACCCTCCAATGCCGCAGTCGGCCAGGAGATCACAGTAGCGATCAACTGGATCGTCGATGGCGAGCCACAATCCACAACCTGGCTGTGGGTCGGCGTTATCGCTGCACCCTACGCCACCGCGGCCCAAGCCACCGCGATCGCTGCGGACACATCCGCGGCCAAATCCGCGAGCGGAACCGCTGCTGCAATCCTCGACGAACTGACCGAGATTACCGACGATCAGATCCGTCTGACGGCCAAGGCCCTGGAAGCCGCCGATGCCGACCTGCAACCGGTGCTCGATGCGATTGCGGACCTGCCAGCGGCACCCAACAACTTGGCCGTGTCGATCGCGTCTCTCCTCTCCGCGCTGTCGATCCGCCGGCTCACCGAACGGCCACCGCTGGTGACCGACGTCATGCTCATGCGGGGCACCGATTGGCGGATCCCGATCACTGTCGACGGCCTGCCCGATGACTGGACCAGGATCGAGCTGACCGCCCGCCGGCACAACAGCGATGCCCAATCGCAAAGCCTGCTGCACATCGTGCTCAGCAACCCGGCCGCCGACAGCGACGGGCTGCAGATCCTCTCCGGATCACCCGCGGCCGACCCAGCCGCCGGAGCGATCGCCGTGACCGATGGCCAAGCAATCGCGACTGTCACCGCCGCGGCCGTCGCCGAGGTCGACAACGGCGAGTACTGTTGGGACAGCAAGGTCACCTCGGCCGCCGGGATCGAACAGGTCGCACGCGGCACGCTCTTTATCGAGCGCGACGTTACGCGGCTTGCGGTGGCCTGATCTGCGTTGCCGGATACAGAGCAGCTCGCGGCGCCCCAGCGACCGCGGGCGAATCGGGCAAGCCGAGCAATGCCCGCAGGGTTGCCCGTGCGATCCGCTTCTTACCGCCGCTTGAGCCGAAGGCGATGATCCACGCCTGCCAAGCCGCATTCTCCGGGTGCGCTGCCATCAGCTCCCGCAGCTCCGCCGCCTCGACCGCCACGTAATCGGCCTCCGTCTCGGCCAACGCCGTCAGCCGTTCAATTGCATCCGTGCTGAGATTCACTTTCGTTTTCCTTCGGGTGTTTTGGTCGTTTGGTGACTGGTTCTACCGTCCAGACCCCAACAAGGGCCAGCGAGCCGTTTGATACGCCGAACTGGTGTTGCGGTGAATCATCGAATCTGCAACCGCTCGCTCGATCTTTCCCATTTCCCCTAGATACTCGTTGGTTTAATGTTCTCGATCGCAGGCCAAACGTTAATTCATGCCGATTCCCTCCACTGGATGTGCCGCCAGAGCGGCGATGAACCGTGGGACGTCGTTGTCGCCGATCCTCCCTACTGCGCTGCGACGCGCGGCGGTCGGGTCAGCCAGTCGTCCGCGAAGAAGTACACCAGCTCGGACGCAAAGCGGCAGTTTGCAGCGTTCGATGGTGATCACCGCGATCAACGAGGCTTCGCACTTTGGACCGCCCTTTGGACAGGCGCCGCGCATCGGCTGACGCGTGATGGTGGGGCGCTCTTGGTGTTCATCGACTATCGCAATCTCGCTGCGATGATCGACGCGATCCAGGCCGGCGGTTGGTGTTTCGATGGCGTAGTGCCGTGGCTCAAGACTCGCGGTCGGCCGCGGGTTGGCTGGTTCCAGACGAGTCACTCGGAGTTCCTCGTGCTCGGCCGCAAAGGGCCGCAGGATCGCAGCCAGCGCAAATGCGGTCCGGCGTTCGTCCAGCACACCGCGCCGACGTCACGTGTACACCCAACGCAGAAGCCCGTTCAGGGAAGCCTGATTTGATGGGGTTTGGTGGTTGTCCTGAGTCACCATTTTTTGTCATCGGACAGAACGGGCGTGCTCAATCTCGCATCGGAACTAGTTTTGCCTCACCTTATGCTCTTCGAGCTGCCGTCGGTGTGCGAGCATTTTTGGGGCCAGTCCTTTCTCCGCTTGCTCTAAAGGCGTTGCTAATTCATCGGTGTGACGTTTCGGACCATCCGCGTCACGAAGTGGGTTGGGGCAGAGTTCGTCAGCACGCGGAGGAGTTGATCGTGTGTGAAGACTCGACTGCACATATCGTGTATCAAGGAGAAATTTCACCAGGCTCCTGGATGCGAGCACCAATCCCAGTACCAGCTGAAGTGATGCAAGGGAACGTTGAGGTAACCGCAACATTGTGCTTTGCAACTGATACGGACCCACAAGATCCGATTAACTATACACGCAGTGGTCTCGAAGTACGCTTTCGCCCGCATGATGGCAAAAAGAAAGCGGAGAAACAGAAAGAAGCCAATAGTAAGCCGTATTTCAATGCTGGCAGTTTGTACGCGTCTGAAAGTGAACTAAGGGCTGACGCCCACAAATGGGAAACCACCTTACATGCCAGAAAGGTAATGAGAGGCTCGTCGCTGAGCAATCCTAGCTTTGACATCCACTACAATGCCCGGGAAGGGGGCGGCCCTGCACGTACACCGCAGAATATTCCCTATGCCCTGATTGTATCGATCCACGCTCCACGGGTTAAGGACCTTTACGATCGAATCGTCCGGAGATACCGGACCGTTCTCGAATCGCTAAGGCCTGTTATTGAAATCCCAATTCGCCGTTAGCACTGCCAACGGAGGGACACCGGATCCTATTTAGCAGGATTCAACTCTTGTTCAGGGGTTAGGGTCATGACGGTGTCTCCGCCCCGGCCCACGCGTCGAGCCGCTTGGCGTAGGCCTTCACGATCTTCCTGGACGTCTCCAGGTCGGACCGGTCGATGTGATCTTCATAGTCATCGCAGACCACCTCCTTAAAGGCGGTCAGCTTGATCCGCGGCTGCGTGCTCGGTTCGTCGCCCGTGATGATCGTCAGCTCGCACGGGATCGTAATAACGGTTGGCATCATCGCCCTTTCAAGTTGCTCATTGGTAGGAACTAAAACCTTTCATCAGTTCGGCCTGCCGGTTGTGCATTGCCGAATCATTGCGAGGGGATGGCCGGGGCATCTTCGCCGCCAACGCCTCACGTACCGCTGCCGCGATCTCCGTCTCGCTGGCTCCCGCGAGCCCCCGGGACTTAACGACCTGCGACCGCACCATTTCCTCCCGCACGGTTTCGCTCGTCAGCGAAACTTTTCGGAGAGGAGACACTGTCTGCGGCCTTTCGGCCGATGGCGGCCGGCCTTTGCCGGTCACCCAGCGATGCAGGTAGCCGACGTGCACACGAGAATCCACCGCCGTAAGCTGCATGAATTCCGCGATCAGTCGTTCAACGTCCGCTGGGGCCAAGCCACGAGTCTTCGCTCGCTCGACCGCACCGGCAGCATCGCCCATCCCCAAACCATCAAGAGAACTAACCACCACGTCCCAAGGATCTGGATCGCCGCCGTAAGCTGCACGTCCGTTTGATCGCTCGCTGGTAGATGTAGTTAGGTTCTTTAAGGTTCTTTGGGTTCGTCGGACACTATGTCCGGGGTTCGTGTAGGAATGTCCGGGGTTCGTGTAGGAATGTCCGGGGTTCGTGTAGGAATGTCCGGGGTTCGATGCCGGCTTTCCTGCCTCGCGAGCGGCGATTTCACCCCAGTTGATCGCATAGCGTATTGGCTTACCTTTGGTGTCATCCCGGACGATCAGAAGCTGCAGAGACACCAGGCCATTACAAGCTCGCCGCACGGTTCGTTCGTGGCAGTTGAGCACCTTGGCGATTGTATTGGCTGATGCCCAGCATACGCCGCTGGTCCACTGATGATCGGCGATACGCATCAGGACCGACTTGAGCTTCGATGCACCGACGCGGACGGGGGACTTGCCTTCGGTGACCCACATGGGCGCGAACTGCAGCGACTCTAGCGATGCTCGCCGTCGAGCCTCATCGAAGTTGAACTCCTCTTGTCGCTGATCACTACGTCCTTTGATCCTCGCCATTGCTAATTCCTAAAACAAAAAACCTGGCGTGTTGGTCGAGACCACTTCTTGCGGCCGCGGTTGCGGTGCAGTCTGCTCCGGCAGGCTAAAGTCCTCGCGACCCCAGATCACCCGCGGCTTGTCCCTGCCAGGGACGATGACACTGAGACCGAACGGCAGGCCAGGCCTAATGTCTGTGATCGGAACAAACATGCTGATCGCAACCACGGTCCATGACGGCCGCGTCTGTTGGATCTCCAACGCCAGCTCAGTTGCTTCTTCAAGGTCCATCAGACGCCCTCCTTCCATAGCTCTGGCAGCGGCACGTCCGATCGCAGCGTGCATAGTTCTCGCAGCAGCGGCATCTGTGACTTCGCGTTCATCAGTGCCGCTCGTTTGCTGGGGCTGATGCCGGCAGCGAATGGGTTCTTATAAAAGGCGTCGAGCGATCCGCAGTCGTTTAGCACCTGGCGGGCGACCTCCGGACCGATGTTGCGGACGCCATCGATCTTGTCGCTGGGGTCACCGACCAGCATCTTGTACTCAACCCACTGAGCGGCCGTGACGCCGTATTTGGCCTTGAGCATGTCCTCGGTGATCCAGCCGCAGTCCAGCTTGCCAAACTTGCGGCTCACCGAGATGAGCTGTGACACTTCGCCGGCACGGATCAGCTGATGCAGATCCTTATCGCCGGAGTAGATGACGACGTTGTAGCCGGCCTCGCGAGCTTCGCGCGACAACGTGGCCAGCAGATCGTCGGCCTCATAACCGGGAGCGTCCATCGTGGCGATGTTCTGTCGCCGGCAAGCCTCCTTACAAGCCGCAATCGCATCATCGATGCCGTCCAACCGCTTGCGACCGGCCTTGTACCCGGGCAGCAGCTCGTGCCGGAACGTGGGCACGTCAGCATCCCAGACCGTGATCACGCAGGACGGTTCCCACTGTTTCTGCATCATCACGAGCCGCTTTTCGAGCGTCTCAGCGGCGCGCGTGATGCCAGCGCCGTAGGCATCGCGGTGTACGGCGTTGGTGCCATCGATGAGGAACCAAACCGGGGGGCGGCCGGGCTTCATTTCTTCTTCCGCCCCTTGCTCTTGGTCTGCAGGAGCGGGCTCAGATCGCCGGTGGCGAGGTAGTAGCCCAGCTCCTTGGGATCAGTCCCCATCACGATGCAACATTCGCGATCGATCAGCCTGAGCGTCTTGCGGAGCTGGTCGTTCGACAGGCCTTCCTTTCGTAGCTCGGAGTCCTGGAACTCCTCGCGGCACTCCGGAAACTGCACCAGCACGGCATCCCGCAGGCGGTCGTATTGCTGCATCCGGACCTTGAGTCCGTTGGCGTTCAGCTTTGCTGCCTTGCAAAAATTCGCAACCTGATCGGGTCGATCTTTGACCTCTTGGAGCAGCGTCACCAATGCGTGCCGCCGTGCTTTAGTCAGGTCCGGGAAGCCGGCGTGGATGGTCATGATGTTACCCCCGCTCGCTTGCTGGACTTCGGACGGCGGCGAACGGTTTCGACGGGGCGGAATCCCATCTCGATCGCCAGAACCCGTTTACGAGCTGCCGGTGACATCGCTTGCCATTCCTGTGGCGAGTGATGATTCATCGCCAGATAAAACGCTCGATCGCTCGGCATCTGCTGCACAGCCTTCTCGAACGAGGCCAGCCTGCGTTCGAGTCGCCGCCGCAACTTCTGCACAACCATCAGCCGATGGTCGGCAAGCTCCACCGCCTGCGTCTCGATCAGATCCTTATTCATTCCCATTCCTCCCAAGCATTAAGAAACCAACACCAAACCAAAGCCTTATGACGCTGCCGCTTGGGCACACCGTGCCCCAGATCGCACGTCATGAATGAACCTCAATACTCGCTCCGCATGCTCGATCTCGCGGCGCTTCTCCGCGATCGCGATCACGTACTCACAGCTCATATCCATGCAGTGCGACGGGTGGATCGCTTCGAGGTAGTTGAGCCGGCGGCGCAGCTCCACCAGCACGCCCTCCGTCAGCTCGGCCTGCGTCGTCAGCGCCCGAACCGTCTCGTGGCTGACGTGCAATTGAATCGTGACCATGCTGCCCACCCTCAAAACAAAAAGAGTTGTGTCGCGGCCTGCGACGGATCGGAAAGAAACGCTTCGGGGTGCTGCACGTCGCCCACGTGCTGCAGCAGGATTGCTTCGTTGCGGGTGTAGTGCTTGCTGTTGACGTCCGCGGCGGCATGCCCCAGGACCATCGCACCGACTTCACGGTCGCCCGCGGCGATCGTCCAACGGAAGTTGGCGGTCGGCCGAAAGTGCTTGCGGTGCACGTGCGATAATCCGGCCTGGTCGACGATCCGCTGCCACTGCTTACGGAACGGCCGCTGCTCGCAATCGGTCCACGCGAACAACCGGCCGCTGCGGAGCAACGCGTCGACGTGCACCCGGACGATGACCGGCATCGGGATCACAACCCGCTTGCCCGTCTTCTGCTGCACGTAATCGAACCAGCCGGGGCCATGCACCCGCAGGCTGTGCCGGATCGGTGACTTTGGCTCGAGCTGGAAGTTATCCGCGGTCAGCTTGGCCCCGTCGTTCACCCGGGGCCCCAGCATCGACAGAATCACGACGTACGTCCGCCACTGCAGCACGGCATCGCCGCTGGGCCACGTCGCCACCTCGCAGGCCTGGTAGATCCGGCCGATCTCTTCGTCGCTCAGGTCGACCGCCTCGCTGGTCGTGCGCTCGCCGGTGGCCAGGTCGGTGACCGGCGCCATCGCCGGCACGCTCTCCAGCACGTTCGCCCCGCGCGGGTTGCCGACATCGCGGCGGCCGAGCTTCCGCAGCACAGCGCGGATCTTCTTGGCATAGGTCTCGGTCGAGCTGACCGCCACGCCCGCCCCAGCCGGAATATCCGCCATAAGCCAACGGCCGAACTCGTTCAGCATCACATCGGTGATCTGGTAAACCTGGTCGACCGGGCAGTCCAGAGCCACCGTTTCCGGCGCCGGATTACAGATAGTAATCCGGCGCAACTCGCAAAACCGCTCCCAATGCCCGATCGCGGTTTCGTACTGGCCGATCGTCTTGGGCGATCGCTTGATCAGCGAAGGTTGCAGGAACCGCCCATAGGCTTCACGCATCGAGAAGCCGCAGGGCTGGAATTCTTCGGTCGGTTCGGGCGCCTGGTGCAGGCGGAGTGCGGCGGTCATGGTCTGAGCCAGGGGTGGATGGGAAGCGGGACAAACCAGTCCCATTTGCCAGAGCCCAGCAACAACAACCAGAGCAATGCTAGGCACCATGCTTGCCTCCCTGCTTCGATTCCCTGCGTAGTGGCATCCCCAGTGGCCACTGCCGATCGGCCTCGCTGGCTAGCTCCTCGCGGAGGATCGGCACCTCCTTGTTGGCATCAATGCCCACCTGCACCCGTCCACCGATGACGTTGGTGATCATGAACCGGATCTGATGCGGCGGCGTGCCTACCAGGATGGACTCGGAACGATTACGGCTGAGCACGAGCATGTTGATTCCTTCCGCGGATTGAGTGGGTGATCGCTAACCTTCGGACGGTTCGGGCGATGGTTCAGACGGCTGCCGCCGGAGCTCCTCAATGAACCTGATCCTGCACCTGCGCGGCCGTGCCTCAAACTCCTCACGATCCGCATCGCTCTCGAAGAGGACTACCAACTGGCCTTGGATAATCGACACGTGACGATCGCCGCACAGATCCTGCAGTGATCGCAGGGTGGCGGATTCAATTTCGTAGAAGCAGGAGAGTGCGGCCATTGCTTGATTCCTTGCAGGGCGGGTTGGACGGGCGGCGGCCGCCTGATCGTGGCGGCGATCAGGCGACCGCCAAGCCGGCAGCCACGAGCCGCCGGCCACAGTGGGACGGTTAGCGGCCGGCAGGTTGGCTAATGCGACGGCCTTCGCGGATCCGTGCAGCGTCGCGGATCTGCAGCGTCTCGATCTGATCCTGGATCTGCTCCAGGAAGCCGAGCCGCTGTTGATGGCTGAGCGTGGCCAGAGAGCCGGTGGCGTGATCGAGCGCGCGGGCGGCCTTGCCGATCGTGTTCGCGTCAGAGCGTGCCGGTCCGTACAGCTTGCAAGCGGCGACGAAGGCCTGGACCGCTGGCGAAAGAGTGCTGGACCGCCGAGACGGGGCCAAGCGATTGGCTGCAACGATCATCGTGACATCCTCCCGAGCAGCGAGAGGGCGGGCCAGCGCGGCCCAAGAAGTCCCCCTCGCTTAGTGCGTCAGGGGAGATTGTTTGGCAAACCAAACACCCCGTCAATACCGGGTGTTTGGAAAAACGAACATTTTCAGCGACTACGGAGTTCGGATTCGTTTAGCGATTTTGAGCCCACGCTCGACGGCTTTTCGGTACTTTTCAACGTCCAAGTCGATGGTTACTGGCTCGTGATGCAGCAATTTTGTAAGAGGCAGTTCGAAGGTTGCGTCAAAATCCACGTACTCCCCTATGTGCCGGTCCTTGTGGATTCGCGGGATCTCCACGCTCAGGCTGAGTGTGTGCTTTCCCCGCCCTTGTATCGATGCGCCGTAAACTCGGAGCACATCGACGATCTTGGTCCGCCCCTTCAAGTAGACGGCTAGGATCGTACCTTCGCCTTCGGCAAACGCGAGCCACCTATTCTCCTCGGCCACCAAATCGACACCGAACTGCTGGCACCTTTCCGCATGTGCAATTGCTGCCGACACGTCGCCGCGCGACATCTTCTTAGTCACAGCAACGCCTAAGCTCTTAGCGTGACTACACTGCCGACTCGACGGTGGTACAAAATTACGACGTGGGCGCAAGAAGCGAAACGGAATAAGCATCACCCAAAAGGCGACGCGCAGGAGCTTTCGCAGGAGGCTCACTCGTTGGGCAGGAATTCGATTCTGCGGTTGATCGCGTGAGCCACACGTGCAACGACCTCGAACTGTGGGGCGTGAGGATAGTTGCCGGAAAGCAATTGCGAAAGTTGTCCGCGACGCACGCCCGCACGCGCAGCAAGCGACGTGACCGACTCACCTGTTTGCTCAAGGTGGTCTGTAACCAAACCCATGAGTTGCTGTAGTTCGTCTTGAGAGACCGTAGTTGGCATTTCGATCATGCCTCCATGATAAATGGAGCGTTCAAGTTTGGAAGGGAATCGACCCGATGTCATTCATCGGCAGCCAGTTCCTTCTGGATGTGAGCGATACGTGTTTTGGCGCGGCTGCGCGTGCCGATGCGAGTCTTAGCAATGTCCTGTGACCGCTGGTCAAGACGTTCCATCGGCACGCTGACCTCTTTGCCATCGAGCCGGACCAGGCTAATGACGCCATCGGCGTAACCGATGACCGCGGCCTCAGTCGTGTGCTTGCCATCGGCGGAAACAAGCTTGTCAGGCTTCTGGTTGGACAGGGCGGCTTCGAGCTTCACCAGTTCCTCACGCATGGTGTTCCGTTTGGCTACGCCCTGGATCTGATCCCACGCCTGCTCGGCCTTGGCCCATTCGCTGTCGCTGATCGCCCGCAATACCCAGCCGGATCGTCCCGCGCCGAAGATGGTCGTGTACTGAGCGGTGTCGGTGACGTAGACCAGCCCGGGCACAATGCTGTTACCCGTCACAAGGCCGCGCGAGCTGACACCGGTCAGAAAGGCCGTGGTGCCATCGGCCAGCAGCAACTGAATGCCCAAGCTGGTGCCCACTGACTGCACCTCGGCACCTTCAAAGAGATAGCCAACGCCATCGACAGCGATGTCCTCAGCTCGCGACCGGAGGGAGTTCTCCGGGGTGCCTTTGCGGTCGCGGCAGGCAGCGACGGCTTTGATCAGTGAGGCTTCCGGCAGCGATGCATAGTCGATTTCTTCTGCGTCGAGCTCCGGCCGCGGCGGCGTGACAACTGCCGGCTCGGTGGCGGCATCTAGGGGCGTGCCTGACTCGGCTTCAGAGCTGGCTGCCACGCGTTCCGGATCAGGTTCAGCCGGCACACTCGGGGCAGGGAGCACTGGTGCAGGCGTACCGGGAGCGGAAGCGACATCCGGCGTCCCGCTTGGCAGGCTCGCCACAAGGCCACAAATAGCGATTAAAGCGATCAGCACAACTGTGCTGGCGATACCCAGCTTAAATAGGGCCTTCAACGCTCAAGGCTCCCGATAAATCAAATTGTGCAGGCTATCCTTGCCGAAGAACGAGGTACCCAATACCGGAGGTGGGACTTGAACCCACACAGCCTTGCGGCTACTGGATTTTGAATCCAGCGCGTCTGCCAT